ACCTGAATTATCATATAATCCTGTATCGTCTGCAACTGTAATAACATCTTCAATTATTTTAAGTACCAGACCATCATCTGCATCACGATTATATTTGTCAACAATAAAAGATTGTTTAGGGCAGAATACAAAGTGACCTTTTACATAATATACACTATCGCCAATATTTGCCTGTGTACCACTACCTACTGCAGGATTTGCACTTGTATTTGCGGTTTGAACAACTACATCATCTAATCCTGTAATATTTAATGTTTCACCTGGAGTAAATCTTAATTGTGAACCACTATTTAAATCTGTATATCCAACATATAAGGTAGCAGGATCAGAACCAGATGCATCTACAACTTCAACTACTTTTGCAACAATACCTGATGTTGCACCAGTAACTGTAGCATTTAAATAACTTGAGGTTGGAGTTGCACCACCACCAGATGCCGTGTCTGTATTTAATTTAACAAATTCATATTCATCATTAATAGTAATCCCACCAGGTTTTATTACAGCACCTTCCTTATAGATATTGTCTGCAAATCTTCTAATATCCTCATTAATAAGAGTTTGTGATTGTGTTAATTCACGGGCTTGTAACGTTTTACCATCATTAAATAATATCTGATGAAAATTATCACTGTCTCTGAAATCATCATGGTAGGTTGTAGAAAATGTTGTATTGTTAAATGTATTCGGCATGATTTATCCTATATTGTAATTACAACTTTTATATCTTCTGTTTGAGCACTATCTCTAACAACAGCTGCCCTATTATCTATATAAAGTATTTTACCGTTTGGTTGATAGACACTTTCATAATTTAATCTACCACTTGAAAGTGTAGCATTTTGTGTACCACCACCTGATGCAGTACCTGAAATTGTTTCACCTGTTGTAAAAGTACCATAACCAGTTGAATCATTTTGTACTACATAAATTTTGTCTGCGGCATTAGATACAAACAATGCCTTAGCACCAGATGAACCACCTGTAATTGTTGCATCTAATGCAAATCCACCTGCTTCAGCAGCATCATCAGCAACAAGATATTTACTTGCATTAGTAGCTGACCCTGTTATTGCTGAACCACTTGAATCAACTGGGTCTTGTATTAAAATAACTTGTCTAAAATCCTGACCAACAAAGAAAGTACCTGTTTCAATACCGTCTGGTCTTGCATTAAACATAAGTGATGTTGACCTTAAATCATTTCTTGGGTCTGCACCAAGTCCAGCAGTATATATATCACCAATAACTGCTCTTGCAGTTGCCGCTGTGGTTGGTGAACCACCAGAGAATTTAACACCTGCAAAATTATATCCTCGGCCCATTGCCATGGCACTATCAGCATCTGAATCCAAGAATATATGAGTAACTACACCACCAGTAACATGAGCAGTTGCAGTTGCACCAGTTCCATCACCTTCAATTGTAACTGTTGGAGCAGAAGAATATCCTGCACCACCATTTGTAACCTTTACACCTAAAATTTGTCCTCTAACAGCTGCATCTTGTACTGCATATTGTTCTGCACCTGTACCAACTTCTGATGAATCTGCAAGACGCGCTGGAACAAAATTTGATGATAAAAAATTTGTCGCATCTGTTGTTAAAACGGTATATAGGTATTTCCACTTGTAACCATCTGCAGTTTTAACTGCTTTGAGAGGGTCAATATGAGTTGGTTTTACTGTTGATGCAGTTTGTGTACCACTAGCATTTCTTGCTTCCTGTACACATACATAAACCCTATTATCCTCTGTTATAATGTAATAAGGATTTTCTCCTATTGTTACATCATTATCGTCCCAAGCATTGTATATTGTCCCAGATGACCAGTTATAACGACTTACGACAAATGATAACGAAGAAGCAGTTTTTATTGCCTGTAAACCTTGCCTTGCTAATCTATCATCTCTTATTGAGCCTGTTGGTGTTGGTGTAGTTTCTGCATCGTTCCATGGTTCACTTTTACCAATACCAATATAGTGTCTATTTGTATTATCAGAGGCATCATCGAACAATTTCCTTAATGCCATTCTTTTAAAATCATTTGTTATAACTGCCATTTTTTATTCCTATTAAGCTACTGTTGTTACACTCTGGTTACCAACGAGGAACCAGTTTGCACCATCCCATACACATTGTGCTCCTTCATTTTGTGCTAGTGCAAAAGATGTACCAGCTGCAAAATTAGCAGGTGTAACTGTAGCAACTCCTGCTCCTTTATTCGTAAATATTTTAAATTCTCCTACAACTGACCCATCTGCAAGAGTAACTGCAAGTGCAGAACCTTTGTTACATATTATAAATGCATGAGCAGCAGAGGCAGCCCCATTGGCTGTAATTGTTGATGCATTATATGCTGTTCTTTCAAGTAATACAGCACCTGTCCCTTTACCTGTTAAATTTAAACTTACATTTGTATCACCACCTGTTGCAGATATAATAGGTGGATTATTTGTTACGTTGTTAGCAATCTTGACTTCATTAACTGCAGTACCGGCTGTTGTTAAATCAAATACTACAACTTCATCTCCTGCAGAATCAGCAAGTGCAAAACCTTTAGATATTTTTGGTAAACCTGTAACTGTTGGTGCAGTAAGTGTTTTATTTGTAAGAGTATCAGTTGTTGCTCTACCTACAAGTGTATCTGTTGATGTAGGTAATGTAATTGTACCGGTATTTGATATAGATGAAATAACTGGCGCTGTCAGTGTTTTATTTGTTAATGTTTGAGATGCAACATCAAGAACAACTGTACCTCCTGCATTTGGTAAAAATATTTGTCTGTCTGCAGTAGGATTTATTGCAGTTAATCTTGTTTCATAATCATCTGTTGCTGAACCTTCAAAAACAATTGCTGAATCTTCAATTGTAACCTGTGCAGATAAATTACTATCATTTGCACCCAGGAATGTATATAGTTCTGCAAAGTTGGCATTTATCTTGACGGCACCTGAACGAAGAGTATCTCCTGTTCCGTCATTTGCACTTGAACCTGTACTTATTACTTGTCTTGCCATAAAAAATCTCTCTTATTTTGTTTTATTTATATCATTTCTAGTAGGCTTTTCCATAACTATCAAACATTTCTTGGTCAAATGTTTCAAATGTTAGTGAGAAGTCTGGGGCCGCTGAATCTGCAGAAGCATTACTATCATCAAATTTAAATGAATTCGGTGTAAGCATTTGTCTAACATTATCATATATATCATCAAGAGAATCCATAGTAAGGTCTTGATATTTTTCAACAGTCTCTTCAGGATTATTTCTAAATATAACTCCAGTAAGTTCATCAGTTTGTAATGTTGTAAATTGTTCAAATGATGTATCAAACTCGGTTGTACCTTCTGCAACTACTGCTAATGTACCTGATGCTGAATCAAGGAATACTTGAGGCATTGTTCTTAACGCCAAATCTGCATTTTCTTCTATCTGAACATCAGCACTAAAAAAATATCCTGCAGGGTGCACAAATTTTTTATATAAATCCGACCAAGTCTGTAACCCCAATGGAACTTTATATAGTATAGAATATATTTGATTTCTTGCATGGTCCTGTATTACCTGTTCATCTTGAAATCCAATTGCAGATGAACCAACAGTAAATAGTTTTTCTTTTGGATATTCAATAGTAGGTTCAACATTAAAAAAAGAACGAAAAAATTGGTCAGCAGCAACAGGTGTTCCTTTTGCTCTATACAACTCACCAAATCTTCTTATTGAATATCGTGGGTCAGAAAAATTACCAACAGTTGAAATACTTTGACTAAATTCTTTACCTAATGTATCAAGTAAAGTTTCAGGTGTTTGGTCAATGTCTCTTGTTGAAAATAATTTTTGTATTTCTGTATCAAAGGCATATGTACCATCAGAATCTAGAAATTCATAATATTTTTCTAAAAAGGTTATAAAGGTAGGATACTCAGCTACAAAATATTCAGGTAAAATTTCCTTAATTTTGCTTCTTTGTAAAGGTATAGGCCTTCTATTTAAATCCTGTAGCTTAACTGCCATTATAATACCACACTAGTTGTTTCTCTATCAATAACTGTTGTAACAGTAGACCTTGTGGTATCAATATCCAAAACATAATTTAATAAAGGCCTTACTGTGCTTTGATTTGCTGGTGTTACAAATAGTTTTACCTCACCACCATTAAATGCAGTTGGATTTAATCCTTGAATGCTTACAACACCAGACGCTGGATTATAATTTCCAACATTATCAACTATTACTGTTCCAGAACTTGTCATTAATTGTAGTGTTGTTGAATTTAATTTATTTTTAATTGTAACAGTACTACCTTGTACAGTAAGTGCAGTTGAACCTATAATATGATTTACATCATCTGCCTCTGCAAGTGCAACTGGGAATGTTAATGTATAATTTTTAGATGTTGCTAGTGTTGGTGTAAATCTTTGTTGTAACCTAACTGTCATTCTACTATTTAAAATTGCATCATCAAGAGCATCAATACTAGTTAAAAGATTTGACCTTCTGAATGTTTTATTAAATAATTTTAAATTAGTAGTAGCAAAGGTATTAATTGTATTTGTTATATTATTTTCTATTGATGAACTTGTTGAACTTGTTAATGCTGGATTTAAATTATATACTGTATCCAATTCCAGGAATGTTGTTGTAGGTGTAACAAATTCAGTACTCACAGATAATATTGATAATGCACTTGTTAGGTCCTGTATAATATCTGTTTTAATTGTTTCCTGTGTTGATGCACTTATATTGTCAAAGAATTTTAGTGCTACATATACAACACCATATTTTGCAGGTGTTGCTTCTTCACCACCATAAGCATTTACATCTTGAATTGTTGTTGAATATTTGTTAAGTATTTGTGTTCTATAATCTGATGCAGTCACAAGTCTTTGTTGTGATGCAAACATTAAAGGTGCTTGTGTTTTAATTGATTCAATTGATTCTCTTGCAGCACCACCAGATGAATTAGCAACTGTTGTTACAGTTAGTGTTTGATTAGTTCCACCAACACTTAATTGTGATGATGGTGTAAATGTACTACCACCATTTCCATTTGCACCAGCTGTTCTTAAATAATTAACATTAATTCTATTACCTGAAGTTGGTATAATACCTGTGTCTGTACCAAATATAAGTTCATGAAAACCATTTGGTGTTTCTTGAACTGTAAATACCCTTGATGTACTTAACAATCTTATTGCATTATTAATATCTGTATATGAATTAAATGATGCACCTGAAAGAGTATCAAATACATTTACCTTAAGTGTATCAATATCAGCTGAGGTATCTGGTATTACATAAACCTGATTATCACTTGTATCACCTACAATGAAATTTCTAGTTGTTTCTGTGCCTTCAAATATACGTAGATTATATATTGTGTTTTGTGCAGTATCTGTTGTACTGGATAAACCAGTTGATTTTGCAAATCTATAAAGTGTATTTGAACCTGATGTCTCTGCAGTTGCAGTAAAAACATCTCTTGTTTGGAATGTATATGATACACCAGCAATTGTAGATGTAAATTTAGTACCACTAGGTAATGTTACACTTGATGGTGCAGGGTCGCCTGATGGAACAGTAATAGATATATTAACAGTTGCTTGTGCAGATTTAATTGAACGAGGTCTATATCCAAGTGTTTCTGCATGAGATAAAACTGATGAACGAAGTTGAGCAGTAGAAAGGAAAGATTCATTTAATGCAAGATTGGCAGTTAATGCATTAAAGTGTGTATTATAAGCAAGGACATCTAATAAATTATCAAGAGCTGATCCATCAAAATTATAATCAGAAAATTCGCTTTGTTGTTGTAAATATGTTTTAAGTGCAGATTTAATATTATTAAAATCTAAACTTGTTGAATTAATAGTTGTTGCCATTTTACTTTCCTTGACCTCTATATGCCTTTAGTTGTCTTCGTTTTGATTTATTCATACTAGATGTAATTGGTTTCCTACCTTGCGAAGTACCTTTATATGTTTTTTCATGGGCAGAGGCCATAGTATATTTTGTTTTTCTCATTACCTTAACCTTGCCAATGAAACAGATAATGTAACCTCTTCTGAGGTATTAATAACCTGAAATTTAACCGTAACTCTAACATCATTTATATCTGATTGAACAGTTGCAACTACATCTATAATTCTTGCTCTAGGTTCATATATCTGTATTGCATTTTTTACATTATCCTCTATGATTTCCTCATCAAAATCTTCTGATAATTCAAATAAAAAATTATTTAAATCTCCACCAAAACTGGGTAAAAAAGGTTTTTCTAATTTATTTGTTAGTAATATATTTTTAACTGATTGCTTTACAGCAGCTGCATCAGTTTTTTTAAATACATCATTACTTGGAGCACGAGCAAATGTCAAGTCTAAATCACTATAAACTTTTTGTCTTGTAGTAATTATTGCCTTACTTTGAAGATTACCATCTTCTATAGAATATGCTTTTTGTGCCATGATACTTCTATTTATAACCTAATTTCAATAATTTCATTACTTGATTGTTTCTTATTATTCAATTGTGTTTCTAAATCATATTTAAATGTTACACTAAATGTTGATGGAACTGATGGCATTACAGCAATGATTGATGCATGTAAATCACTGCCTGTAAATGTGTCGTATGCCAAAATAAGTTTATCATAACGACTTGCAATTCTTAAATAATTAACAACATCAAATGTTGATTCAACTGCTAAATTTCCATCTTCATCATATAATTCATACACAATAGCTCTTCCTGTTTGTCTTAAATCATTTATACCACCTGATGTTACTCTTTCCTTTTCAGCAGGTTTATATAATCCTTCAGAAACAACCAATCTAAATTTTGTATTTCTTTGTGCAACCCTCATAAACTCACCTTGCAAATATAAATTTCTTGCAATGGTTAATCTCTCAGCGTATAAACCATTATTAAAATCAAAATGTGAACCAGTATTTTTAAGAAATTTTCCTATTGTAATACCTTTTTGTAATAAGGTTTCAGTTGTTAATTCCTTATCCTTTACAAAATTAGGGTTATATTGAGGGTCCGGTAAATATATCATTACAATTCCTTAAATGGTTTTATTAATGGATTTGAGGATTGTCCAATTGGATTTTCACCAAATGATTTTTGTTTTTTGGAAACAATTCTGCCAACCTCGGTTGGTAATCCTAATGAGGCATTAGCACTTAATATACCATCATTTCTGAGTGAACCTATAAATTTACTATTATTATAGTTATTATTATCACGTAGTTTACTTCTTGCTTCTGCAGAATCTAATCTTCTTGTTGTAATATCACCAAAGTCTGCCTCAACATTTATTGCATTATTAATAATTTTATCAGCATCAATGTTTACTTTGCGAATACCAAGACTTGAATTTAAAAGATAATCATTCATAATTGCTATTGTTGGTTTAACTGTTTGCGTAGTATCAGTTGGTGTATTAGGATTGATTGGTCCCATAGCAACGGCAAGACCATCCAGGTTACCATGAAATGTTGGTGCAGTAACACCGGCTGTAAACGTAGCAGATGTACCGAAATAATTTCTACCGTAATGTGTAACACTTTCACCACCAATTGTTCCTTGTTTACCAACAACTGATACTGTATTACCTGCAATATTTGTTGTATTTGCTGATATGACAACGGAACCTTCTGATGTAAGTGTTAGTGTATCACCAGTATTATAATCAACTGTTCCTTCAACAAATTTTGTTTCATTACCTTTAATGTGTGTTTCTTTATCATCTAACGATATATCTGTATTTACACCGAGTACATACTGTGCTCTATTTTTCTTAATTTCTGTTGTATGACTTTTTTCAACTGTTTGTTTAAAATTACCATCTATTGTTGATATCTCATTACCGTGTACTTTTGTTTTGAAATTACCACCAACCTCTAGGTTCATATCACCATCAACTTTAAAATTAAGGTTACCTTTATAATGTACATCACCATTTCGTTCAACAATCATCTTGTGGTCATTACCAACAATCTCTATCTTATTACCTTCAGCACCACTTGATATGATAACAGTGCCGTCTGGCCTTATTTCAATACCAGCCTTTGAACTGTGTAATATAACTATTCTTTGTGTGCCAGGTGTATCGTCCATTTCAAATACATGGCCACCTTCAGTTTCCCTAACACTATTTTTTGTATAATGTGAACCGGTTAATGGTTGTAAACCTAAATCCAGGTCCTTGTCGCCACCGCTAATATGTACTGTATTGACCTTATGACCTCTTGCAGCCTTATTAAGTGATGATTCATCAATATGTTCAATTTTAGGATATTCACCTGCAGGATCAGAAAATCCTCTATCACCTAATATTTTATTATTTGGTCTTGCCATTATTCTAATTCCGTACTAACTAAATTTTGTCTTGTTAAAGTGCTTGAACTTGCTTCCTTATTATTTCTTTTTCCAAATAATGTTTCAATATATGTATCTGCCGACCAGCCTATGTCATCTAGTTCTGGTGAAGCATATACCTGTATACCTGGGAACATATTATATGCAACTTCCAATAATTGTTCAAAGGAATACCAGCTACTTGTTGTTGGACTATTAACAGAAAGTTTTGCCTTTTCTGTTCCAAATGGTACATTATAACCACCAGGTAAGGCAACAACAACTGCATTTTTATAACTTATTGCACTTGGATATTTGGCCTCAATATCTAATGGTCTACCTCTTTGTATTCTACCATCTTTTCGTATAAGGTAATGATATGGTATTCCATCAAATGGTGCAAAATTTTCACTTGAATATAATGTCTGAAAATCCTTAGCTTCAAAATTATCATCTAAATATTCTTCGGTATATTCAACTATAATTTGTGAAAATTCTCTTTCAGAATTTCTAAATTCCAACATTAATTCTTCAATTGTACTTACAAAAGTAAATTCATAATCATCAGGTGTATTTTTTCCATTAAAACCTTTTGTACTGTTTACAATAATTTCATCATCAATATTCAGTGTAAGTCCTAAATTTGTTTCAAGGACAGAATTCGTATCAGTATCTCCAGTAAGAGTATTTGTTATATTTGTATTTAAATTTGATTGTATAAATGTTGTTAAATCTGACACACTGTTATTAACATTTGTAAATTCTCTTATAAATTCATTTCCAACACCTTGTAGTGATAATTGATTTAATAATGCATCCGCCAAATTAGCATTTGTACCTACAGTAAATTTTTGAGTTACCTTACTAATACCAGATTTATCACCAGATATTTTTTTAAGTGTTTTATCAATACCTAGTGGATTTGTATTTGATACCGCTGCCTCTAAAAATCCATCCTCAACACTTGCACCAGTAATTGTAGCAATATCTGATTTGCTTGATGATGTCTTTTTCAATTCAAGTGCAACGTCCTCATTTAATCTACCAACAACAGGTGAAAGTGTATTTTTTTCTGTACCTAATCCTTCATCGGCAACAACCTCAAAACCATCAATTATGTCGCCAACCTTTTTACCTTTGGCCTTATATAATGAATCAAATTTATTAAGTGATTGTATACCTTTATTATTTAATTCATTAATATTAACTGTGTTTTTTACAGTTTTTAAATTTTGATTTAAACTATTTAATGTTACCATTTTAATTACCTTTTGAAAGTGCTGTTAAAATATCTCTAGCAGCATTTCGTCTTACCTTTTTCTTTGATAAACTTTTATCTTTAGGTCTTTCATATTTGAGCATGAATATATCTGATGCCTCATCAACTGTTTTTGCTCTAACCAATAAATTTTTTCCAAGCCATGATTTTGTGTCCAATTCAAAAGTAATAAAACTTAATTGTGCATACATTGTATCAAAAGGAATACTTTTACTTCTTTCAACCAATTCATTTTTTCTTGAACCTTCCCATTGTGCAATACCAAATCCTGGGCCACCACCAACTTGTTCCTGAGCTGGATTTAAATCATTATCATTAATTGTTGCATAACTCTCTATCCATAAATTACCTAATATTCCTGCAGTTGCAATTTGTGAATATTGGCCTCCAGTTGTTGTCCTAAACCAAAACCATGCCTTTTCAAGATTTGTAGTACCTTTTAATAATTTATCAGGGCCCTCAAAAAATGAAGGTTTATTTACAGGTATTCTAAAATCATGAGGTGATGGTAACGTGACATCAAAATTAAACTTTGTATCTCTTAATAAATCATCTCTTTGATAATTTGGTATACTACCTAATATTATAGGTTCCTGAGCATTATCACCATCTGCAAATATACCATATACAGTTGAAAATGGTTTTAATCCTGGATTTAATCCTATACCAGATACACCTGCCTCAGTTGTTGGTATAACAGTTGATGCCCAAGGTAAACCTTTTACAGGTACATCAGTTTCATTTTCTGTATGGATACCAAATATACGAACCTGTACACGACCTAATTGTAAAGGGTCATTGACATTAACAACTCTTCCATAAAAGGATTTAAAATTATTACCATAGTATCTTGTATTAACTGTAGGCATTATCCAAGAACCTTTCCGTAATCACCTAATGCAGTTAATGTATCTATATAAGGTTGTGCCTCCTGTCCACCAGATGATGATACACGCAAATTTGAAGGAAGTGTTGTTTCCAATTTACATAAATCCATATTAACAGTATATTCATCAGTTTTAAACATATGAACCACATTTGTAACTAATTGTTTACCTGATAATCTTTTATCAATGTGATGTTTTTCCTCAACCAATTTTAAAAATTCAACCTCAATTAAATTACCTACTGACCTATTAATATCATCGTGTATAAAATTAATACCTTTCAGAGTGACTTGTATTTTTCTTTTATATAACAAATTTAAAATTGCAAATGAATTTACCTTTTGTGCGTAATTACCATTATTATTTTCCTCAACCATCGATGTTGAATTTGAAAATCCTAATTCATAAGGTTTTGTTGATGGATAATTATATATTCTTTTTGATTCTATTTCACTTAAAAGTTTTTTATCTGCCTGTGCTGCAGGTGAATATGTATATAAAGGATAATTTTTTGTTAAAACACCCAATTCACTTAATCGTAATAAGGTTTTTGATACACTAAAATCAACCTTTTGTTCCTCACCATTAATTACATCAATAAATCTATGTGATGAACCAATAAATCCCTCTGAAATTAAGTATCGTAGGTCTTCATTGTTTCTATCCTTATATTCCAATATTTGGTATCTATTAGGTACAATTGTACTCTCAACATCAGCCAATGATTCTTGGGTATTTTTTTGTATACCTGATTGCCAAAATGTGAATGGATTACCAAAATTTATTTGTTTTTGTTTTAATAGTGTCGATAGATTAATATAATAAATTACATTTGGTCCAGCAAAACTTGAAAATAAAAAATAAGGTAATCCATCTACTGAATACGCCTTTTTTGTTACCCATGTTATTGCTTCGATAGGATTTAAATTAGGGATTACAACCTTAAGTGTTTCCTGGGATTCATCATCGGGATTAACTGCAAAAAATTTTCTTTTTGGCATATAATCCGATATAATATTTGTAATTATTTCAGATGGTTTTCCTTCATAATACTTGTTGACATTGATTAAATTTGATTCAAATTCAACATCTTCAACCATATGAAATGCATAAACCTCAACAGAATTATTGCTTATTTTTTTGGAACTTATAATATGATCTAAATAAAATACTTTTTTTATTTCTTGTGTATTTTTTCCTATTTTTTCAAAGGAGAGTTCTATTGTTTCTTCACCAGTAAAAACCATATCATGAATAACATTATTAAAATCTGATATAATAATTTTACCGGTTAAAAAAGGTTTATTGATATCTTCATAAATATTAACATCTGTAACACAACTACTAATATTATATTTTACATCACCTAATTTTTCACTTGTTAATATTGCAGAATTTAATCTATAAGGAGATGCCTCGTCTCCATAATTACTATTATTTAAAGCCATTTTTAGGACCTAATTGCATTTTGCATCGCATCAACTACTTGTTGTACAACTCCTGGTTTAAAAACTCTGATTTCTTTTAAACTATCATTTATACGAATATAATTATCCAAATTGGTTACCTCTGTATTTGATGCACCAGTTATATCAACCACACCACTGTCACTAACTATATCAACATAATTACCATCAGCATCCTCCCAATGGTGTGTCGTTAAATGTCCAGCAACAACACTATTAATAACTAAACTAACATTTGCATCAGTTGAAAGTATTGCAGTTTCACCAGCAGTAAATGATTTTGTACCTTTTATAATAATATGACCTAAATCAAGACGTCTGTATAAAACCTCACCTAATACACCTGATATTTGTCCAGTAATGATTGAACCAGGTAATATTTTATCTCTAATAGCGCCTGTGTCTGTTAATAGGTCCTCAACTAGGTTTGTTCCAGTTGTAAGTGTTGTATTTGGATAATCTTTCTTTGTTTGATTTAATAATTCTAATTGTGTTAAAGGCCAACCTTGTTCTCTAATTTTATCATTTAAAAAATAAAATGTCCAATAATATTCTGATGTTCCATATAATTCATGTGATACCTGGTCAGGCCTCATATTTTCTAAAATTGTATATTCCTCGTATACAGTAACATTATCTTTTATATCATCAACAACATCTGAAAAAACTGATAATTGTTGAAATGATACTGCTTTTTCATTATTACCAAATCTATAATTAGCTGTTGGAAAATTTCTAAAATAACTCATAGACTAAGCCCACTTTCCCCGTAGAATGCTTCATTTCCCACACCTCTGGCATTTTTAACATCTTGTTTACTTAATGGTCGATATTCTGTAAATGTTAATGACATATCAACCTCTGTAGGTTTTCCGCCTTGGTGCCATGTCATTGCTGAAGCATTATAATTATGTTGAACGGCAGACAAATAACACGGTAAAATTTCCATATTAGGTATTGTCCTATACCTTGGAAATTCTTTTGTTCCGCCATATTGAACTCTAATATCAAATAATCTTGGAAATTTATAACCTACAGGTACATTATTTGCAAAGACTATTTGTTCAGGATATAATTCTTTTCTAAACCAATATATGATATTTTCAATTTCCAATGATTCCTCTCTTGATAAAGGTACAAATTTAAATGCAAAGGAAAATGATCTAATATTTACACTACCAAACGTTGTTCTATTTACTGGGTTTACAGTTACCTGAGTTGATAATTGAACAGCATTAGAAACATTTTCACCAACCACAGGTATAAATCTACTTGCCGCTCTTTGTGCTGCAAGTGCAGCAGTATCTGAATTTACACCACCAAGTGCTTGAAAAAGAGATGATGTTGCATCTTTAATTGCAGTTCTACCGGCAGCAAATGCACCAGACCCACTACGTAATGCTGCAAGTGCACTTGCACCAGATAAACCTAAATTTGGTGAATTAAGCTGAATACTATCTGTAAATTGTAATGATACAGGAACATAGAGATAACAAAATTCATTGGCACGTTCAACCTGCACTACTCTTTTTTTAGCTGATGCAGCCTTAATACCTTCCTGTGCATTTACATCAATATCGCTATTTAATTGATCAAGTTCTTCTTGATCAAGTTTTTCTAAATCACCTAAACCTGCCAAATTATTAAAGACCTTGGATATCCTTGCAAATATACTATCCTCATTAATTTTTTCCAACTCGTCTAAATTTTCTTGTACTGGTGTAATCGATATTGGTTGAAATTTAATTCTAGCCTTATACTTGTCTTGTCTGTTCTTTGGAAATGTATAAGTTTTCATCTTTGTTCCTATAATAAATAGTTTTAATTTGTTTTTATTTATATGGAAAAATGGCATATTCTGGGATATATAAGGTAAAGAATCCAAAGAAATACAAGGGTGATTTTACAAATGTGGTATATCGCTCTGGTTGGGAATTAAAAGTTTTTATATGGTGTGATAATAATGATGATGTAAGAGAATGGTCCAGTGAAGAAATAGTTGTTCCTTACTTTTATCAAGTTGATAAAAAATACCACAGATATTTTGTTGATTTAAAAATAAAATATAAAAGTGGTAAGGTTGTTCTAGTTGAAATAAAACCAGAAAAAGAAACAGAATTACCTCAAGGTCAAAAGAGAA